TTGTAGAGTAATATTATGGATAGTATTATAAGAAAGATTAGTATCGGGGCTGACTATAAAAACGAAGCAATGCATTACTCTGTTAAACAGACAGTTTACGGCGGTCACGAGATCTCTCACATACTATTTGAAGAGTCTGATAATTCTTATAATATATTTATAAAAAAAGTAGACGAGATAATGCCATGGAAGAAATTTAACTCTAACATGGCAATATCCGTTGAATATGACTTAGAATATTAATGCGGAGTGTATATGACTTTATCATAAAGCCGGTAGGCAAAAGGTATGATAACGAGGTAAAGGTTGGAGAGCATACCCTTATAACAAACAGCTCTATAGAAAGCTTTAAGCATGTTAACAATATTGCTGAGGTAGTTGAAACACCCGTTGCATTCGCAACCCCTATAAGGAAAGGTGATTTAATTATAGTACATCACAATGTATTCAGGGTATTTTACGACATGAAAGGAATCAAAAAGAACAGTAGGTCTTTCTTAAAAGACGACTTATTTTTTTGTGCGGTTGATCAAGTGTATTTGTATAAAAGAACGGATACTTGGAAATCATTCGGAGATAGATGCTTTGTTGCACCTGTTAAGAATAAAGACCTTTTAAGCACAGATAAAGTAGCTGATCTTATTGGTATACTTAAAATAGGTAATAGCTCCTTAGAGGAGTCTGGAATCAATCCAGGAGACATAGTTGGGTTCACACCAAATAGCGAATGGGAATTTGTTGTAGACAATCAGATTATGTATTGTATGAAATCAAATGATATTGTTATAAAGTATGGACTCGATAGAAACGAAGAAGAATATAATAGCCGCTGGGCGACTAGCGATTGAAGAATTAGTAAAGGTAGCAAAAGAAAAGATCGTTGACTCAGAAGAGGATATTTCAGCTGACAGACTTAAAAATGCTGCCGCTACTAAAAAGTTATGTATATTTGATGCCTTTGAAATTCTTACGAGAATTCAAGAGGAGGAAAGTATGATAAACGAATCGTCAAGCGCTTCAACTAAACCTGCTTTTAAAGGGTTTGCAGAATCGAGATCTAAATAATGGCATATCAACAGGAATTATACCGGATAGCCAAAGACTACGTTAAGCCGCAAGCAATTAAGAAAAAGAATCGCTACGCTAAATGGGAGTATGGTTACGACAAAGAATTCGATCTTGTTGTAATAAGCAGAACAGGCAAGATAGGAGATATATATGTTATTGGTGATTTACATATCGCATTACCTTTGCTAGAGGGCAAACTCGGCCAGGGAATTAATAAGTGGGCACCAAAAGAATACCCAAAAGAATTAAGTAAAATCAAAAGCGAAGCAGATTGGGAAAAATACCCGACTGCATTTAAAGAAAAGTGGTATGGATATATTGACACGGAGTTTAACAGGCGTGAAGACGGTTATTGGTTTATTAACCAAGACAAGCCTACTTATATTACTGGCACTCATTATATGTACCTGCAGTGGTCCAAGATTGACGTTGGGCACCCAGACTTTAGAGAGTCAAACAGATTGTTCTACATTTTTTGGGAAGCTTGCAAAGCAGACAGACGAAGCTATGGCATGTGCTACCTTAAGAACAGAAGATCGGGATTTTCTTTCATGGCCTCGGGGGAGACGGTTAACCAAGGCACAATATCTACGGATGCTAGATTTGGCATATTGTCCAAGTCTGGACCTGACGCAAAGAAAATGTTTACAGACAAAGTTGTCCCAATATCAGTTAACTATCCATTCTTCTTTAAACCAATACAGGACGGAATGGACCGCCCGAAAACAGAACTCGCGTACAGAGTACCGGCCTCAAAGCTTACAAGGAGGAAACTCGATTCAAACGAGAAACTCCAGGAAATTACAGGTCTCGACACAACGATCGACTGGAAAAACACCGGGGACAACTCTTACGATGGAGAAAAATTAAAGCTATTAGTACACGACGAAAGCGGTAAGTGGGAAAGGCCCACTAACATACTTAACAACTGGCGAGTTACAAAAACTTGCTTAAGATTAGGTAGCCGTATCATCGGTAAGTGTATGATGGGCTCAACCTCAAATGCATTAGACAAAGGGGGTAAAAACTTTAAAAAATTATACAACGATTCAGACGTTACAAAAAGAAATAAGAATGGGCAAACAAAAAGTGGATTATATAAGCTTTTTATACCGATGGAGTGGAACTATGAAGGATTCATTGATGAACACGGTTGGCCGGTTTTTGACGTACCTAAGAAAAATATTCTTGGTCCTCAAGGTGACATTATTGATGAGGGCGTCATTGATCATTGGGAAAATGAAGTTGAAGGATTAAAAGACGATCCGGACGCATTGAACGAGTACTATCGTCAATTCCCAAGAACAGAACAACACGCTTTTAGAGATGAGTCTAAGCAATCGTTATTTAACTTAACTAAGATCTATCAACAGATAGATTACAATGATGAGTTAAAGAATAATACAATGGTTACGAAAGGGAACTTTCAATGGGAACACGGTATTAAAGATACAAAAGTAATGTTCTATCCGAACAAAGACGGTAGGTTTTATATCACGTGGGTTCCTAATCAAGAACAACAGAATAACATAATAATAAAGAATGGCATTAAATATCCAGGAAACGAGCACATGGGAGCTTTTGGCTGTGACAGTTACGACATTAGTGGTGTTGTGGGTGGTGGTGGCTCTAACGGAGCACTTCACGGATTAACTAAGTTTTCAATGGAGGACGTACCTCCTAACCATTTCTTTTTAGAATACATAGCTAGGCCATCAACCGCTGAAATGTTTTTTGAAGATATGCTTATGGCTATAGTGTTTTACGGAATGCCTATATTATGTGAGAATAACAAGCCTAGGTTACTTTACTATTTAAAGCGTCGCGGATATAGAGGCTTTAGTATTAATAGGCCAGATAGATCTTACAACAAATTATCTGTGTCAGAACGCGAAGTAGGTGGTATACCTAACTCAAGTGAAGATATTAAGCAAGCACATGCCTCGGCAATTGAAACTTATATAGAAGATTTTGTTGGTCAAACAAAAGGAGGGTACGGTGATGTTTATTTACAAAGGACATTAGAAGACTGGGCCAAGTTTGATATAAACAACAGAACAAAGCATGATGCATCAATAAGCTCTGGCTTAGCCTTAATGGCATGCAACAAGCACAGATATAGCCCCAAGGGAGCTATAGTAACAAAGAAATACTCTTTAGGGTTTAAGAAATACGACAATAACGGAGCCACTTCAAAAATAATACAATAGATGAATGTAAGTACAAACACTAATAGTCCATTTCCTGATCAAGTAGTTAGCGAGGAAGAAAAAGCCACGCTAGCGTACGGATTGCAGGTTTCTCGTGCTATTGAGCAAGAGTGGTTTAATTACGGAGGAGCGGGCTCAAATAGATACTCAAGCAATTGGAATAACTTTCATAATCTTAGGCTATATGCAAGAGGTGAGCAAAGCGTACAAAAGTATAAAGATGAATTAGCTATTAACGGCGACTTGTCTTATTTGAATCTAGATTGGAAGCCAGTGCCTATCCTTTCAAAGTTTTCAAATATAGTAGCAAATGGTATTACCCAAAAGCAATACGATATAAGCTCTTACGCGCAAGACCCCGAGTCTTTAAAGAAAAGAACTGACTATGCCGAAAACATAGCTTTTGATATGCGTACGCAGGAAGTTAGGGCTATAGCTAACGCTGTTATACCCAACGATTTAAGCAGGTCAGGTATACCTGATGATAAGTTACCGGAATCAATGGAAGAAAGGGATCTTCACATGCAGCTGCAGTACAAGCCTGCTATAGAGATTGCGGAGGAAGAAGCTATAAATACGGTATTAGCAACCAACGAATATCATTTAACCAGAGCCAGAGTAAACCAGGACTTAGTCAATATTGGAATAGGCATAACTAAAACATCGTTTAATCCAGCAGAAGGAATAGTTGTTGATTATGTGGATCCTGCTTACTGTGTGTGGTCTTATACAGAGGACCCTAACTTTGGGGATATATACTATGTAGGGGAAGTTAAGTCCATAACTATACCAGAGCTTAAAAAAGAATTTCCTTATATATCCAATGAGGAACTGGAAAAAATCCAAAAATCACCCGGCAACCGTAGAATGATACGAGGCTTTGAAAACTACGATTACAATACTGTTCAGGTAATGTACTTTGAGTACAAAACTTATACCGACCAGGTGTTTAAAATTAAAAGAACAGACAGTGGTCTTGAAAAAGCCATTGAAAAAACCAGTGAATTTGACCCTCCTCCAAACGACAATTTTGAAAGAGTAGCTAGATCTATTGAAGTGTTGTACCAAGGGGCTAAAATAGTAGGCACGGATATGATGTTAGAATGGAAGCTATCTGAAAACATGACTCGCCCAATGGCGGATACAACTAGGGTAGAAATGAGTTATTCCATAGCTGCTCCAAGAATGTATAAAGGAGTAATACAATCACTTGTAAGCAAGTGCATAGGTTTTGCCGACGTAATACAATTAACACATTTAAAAATACAACAGGTGCTATCTAGAATGGTTCCTGACGGGATATTTTTAGACATTGATGGCTTAGCAGAGGTTGATCTAGGTAACGGCACAAATTATAATCCGGCGGAAGCATTAAACATGTACTTCCAGACGGGTTCCGTTGTAGGAAGATCTATGACACAAGATGGCGACATGAACAGAGGGAAGGTTCCTATACAGGAATTATCTAGCTCCTCAGGAATTGGCAAAATACAATCTTTAATTACGGCGTATAATTACAATATGCAAATGATTAGAGATGTAACCGGATTAAACGAAGCAAGAGACGGCGCTATGCCAGATCCTAATTCTTTAGTTGGACTGCAAAAAATGGCAGCCAATGCCTCTAACACCGCTACAAAGCATATACAAGACGCTAGTGTACAATTAACACTTAGCACCTGTGAGAATATATCGCTCAAAATAGCTGATGTTATAAGCTTTCCTCTTACTAAAAACTCTTTAATGAATAGTGTATCCACTTTCAATGTGGAGACTTTAAAAGAAATTGAAAAACTCAATTTGCATGATTTTGGTATATTTTTAGAAATGGAGCCTGATGAAGAAGAGCGAGCTGAGTTACAGAAAAACATACAAATTGCCTTACAAACAAAGGAAATTGATATTGAAGACTCTATAGATATCAGCCAAATTAAAAACCTTAAGCTAGCCAATGAGATGCTAAAACTTAAGCGCAAAAAAAGAAAAGAAAAAGAGCAAGCTATAGTCCAGCAAAATATACAGGCACAGGCTCAAGCAAACGCTCAAGCATCAGAAAAAGCCGCTATGGCTGAGGTACAAAAGCAGCAGGCTTTAACCGCAGAAAAAGTAGCAATAGAGCAAGCTAAATCTAACTTTGAAATGCAAAGAATGCAAACGGAAGCACAGATTAAAAAAGAATTAATGGCAACTAAGTTTCAATACGATTTGCAGTTAGCCCAAGCCGCTTTACAGGCAACCAAAGCTAAAGAAGATAATGCAGATGCTGCAAAATCTAAAAGAATAGAGAAAGAAGGAACCCAGCAAAGCCAAATGATAGAGCAAAGACAAAGCAAGGGGATGCCTAAGGATTTTGAAAACGCTGGACAGGAAGCTATGGGCGGAATGGGGATCAACAATGTGTTCCCTCAATAAACAAGTATTTTTTAATTATATAATATCATATCATGAGTGAAAGAAAAGAAGGGTCTTTTAAGATCCAAACAAAACCAAAGCTTACAGCAGAGCAAATAGCCGCTAAAAATAAAGAGCCGCTAGTTGATGTCCCAAGCAATGTTACCCGGGTAGTAATACCTAATGAAGAGCCTGCGGTGGCTGATCCCGCAGCGGATGCTATTGTGGATCCACCAATTGATCCACCAATTGATCCGCCAGTTGATCCTCCAATAGAGTCAATTATTAAAGAAGTAACTGATAGCGAGCCCGCTAAGCCAGTGCCTCCTGTAAACGCTCCTGCGCCCGCAGCGGTATTGCCAGAAAATGTAAATAAGCTAGTTGACTTTATGCGTGAAACCGGTGGCACCTTACAGGATTATGTAAGATTGAACACTAACTACGACGATGTAGATCGCGACGTATTAGTAAAGGAATATTATAAGAACACTAAGTCTCACTTAAGCGCGGACGAAATCGATTTTATGATCGATGACAATTTTGCGTTTGACGAAGAATTAGATGAGGAGCGAGATATCCGTAGAAAAAAACTCGCATATAAAGAAGAGGTTGCAAAAGCCCGTACGTTTTTAAACGATACAAAAGATAAGTATTACGATGAGATCAAGTTGAACTCACCCGCACTTACTGAAGATCAAACTAAAGCATCGGACTTTTTTAATCGATATAAAGAGGACCAGGAAAGAAACGCAGTTAACCATGACAAGTTTAAAGCCGACACTAACGCATTGCTAAATGAAAATTTCGAAGGTTTCGATTTTACATTGGGTGAAAAAAAGTTTAAATACGGCATACAAAACCCGTCACAGGTAGCAGAAAAGCAAACGGATCTTAGCAATTTCATTGGAAATTTCTTAGGAAAAGACGGCGTGATTGAAGATACCGCAGGGTATCATAAAGCGTTGTATGCAGGTGCAAATGCCGATAAAATGGCAAATCACTTTTACGAGCAAGGCAAAGCGGATGCAATTAGAGATGTTGTAAACAAATCTAATAACCCATCAACAGGTGCAAGAAAAGCTGCACCCATGGAAGGCGCTAAGTTTGGAGCATACAAAGTAAAATCAGTTTCTGGAGCGGACTCATCAAAATTAAAAATTAAAAAGTTTAACAAACAATAACTATGAGTGTATTACCACAGTTTGGGAGTTTAATCCCAACACCACAACCGCAATTACTTGCGAGTAACTATTTACAATGGAACAACAATGGCGGAGCAGCCGGAATTCCAGGAAACTTTGCTGACTTTGCGCAGCAGTATCTACCAGAAATCTACGAAGCAGAAGTAGAGCGTTATGGAAACAGAACGTTATCTGGATTTTTAAAGATGGTTGGAGCTGAAATGCCAATGACATCTGATCAAGTAATTTGGTCTGAACAAAACCGTTTACACATCTCTTATGAGAATGTTACAGTAACTGGTGGAGCAGCAGGAACAGGATTAGCAATACCTATCGGAGCAGGAATTTCAAATGTAATTTCTCAAAATGATACTATTGTTATATTAGATCCAGCTACTGGACTAGAAGCAAAAGGTATTGTTACAGCAACAGGAGCAGCAGCAGTGCCGGCAACAGGAGCATTAACAGTGCAGCTTTACAATAATCAAACGCTAGGAGCATTCTTTGGAGCACCTGCAGGTCTTAAAATATTTGTTTATGGATCTGATTATTCTAAAGGAAGCACTATTGGAGCTGGAGGATTACCAAGAGTTTCTATTGAGCCTGTATTAACACAATTTTCAAACTCTCCAATCATTATTAGAGATCAGTATGTTGTATCTGGATCAGATACTGCACAGATCGGATGGGTGAATGTAGCGACTGAAGATGGAACTGACGGATACCTATGGTACCTAAAAGCTGAGTCTGAAACACGTTTGCGTTTTGAAGATCACTTAGAGATGGCGATGGTAGAAGGAGAATTAAATGCATCTGCTTTAAATCCATTAACACAGCCAGGAACAGAAGGTATGTTCGCAGCTATTCAAAACAGAGGAAACGTAGAAACTGGATTTACAGCGGCTAACGGATTAACTGAATTTGACGCTATTCTTAAAAACCTAGATACTCAAGGAGCTATCGAAGAAAACATGTTGTTTTTACAACGTCAAACTTCTTTGGACTTTGATGATATGCTAGCTGCAATTTCTGGAGGAGCACAAGGAGGAACCGCTTACGGTTTATTCGAGAACTCTTCTGAAATGGCTTTAAACTTAGGATTCACTGGATTCCGTAGAGGATCTTATGACTTTTACAAAACAGATTGGAAATACTTAAATGATGCATCTACTCGTGGAGCAATCAATGGAGTTAATTCAATTGAAGGTGTATTAGTACCAGCTGGAACTTCAACTGTTTACGATCAAGTATTAGGAACAAATATCAGACGACCATTTTGTCATATCCGATATAGAGCTTCTCAAACTGATGACCGTAGAATGA